TCTGTATTTTGTGTCTTTTTCATTATTTTAAAAATCTTGTCATCTCTTGCTTGGTTTTGTCGGAAGCGTGCTCCGAAATGGCGATGCGTTTGCCGTTGTGCTCGATCTCGATCAAGCGCGGAGTATTGCGGATGATGTCCACAAGCACGTCTCGGTTAGCTAGTGCTGCGCGAATGTAGCAAAGCGGGTTTTCTGGGTCTTTTGCTTCAAGCTCGTCGCCTTCCTTGGTCATCTGCCGGTATACCTGAGAAGCGTCTTGTCCCTTGTCATTCTCGCCTTCAAACCAAAACTCCGTCGACTCTTTGCCGTCGGTGCGAACCAGTCGAGTGACTGGTGGCTTATTCATCTTGAACCCTAGCGTGGCTAGGGCGACTGCACACTTTAGGTTAATTGTGTGGAAAAATTTAATATTGCATTCCATATATTTAAAAAAGGCGGCTCCCTTTAGCCGGGGAGCCAGCGGCATGAGCCAGGGTGTTAGACGATCTCGGGATACTGAGTCGCGGAAACGGTGATGGTCTTGAACGTGCCTGCGCCTGTGGTTTCGGAAACGGAATCAACGATAACTGCACCGCCAGAAACGCCGTAGGAGGACGTATCGTTGGCGAGCGTAAGCACGTTAGCGAGTTCATAAGCCACGCCGCCGTTGATGACGCCGTCGAGCGAGATCGTTGCAGACTTGTTGAAATACGCCACGGCAACGGTGTCGCCGAGCGCGTCCATTACGGTTGCTTTGTCGCTTTGAACAGAGCGAGAGAATGAATTGAGAAGGAGGCCAGTCTCTTGGAGAAGGCCGAACTCGACGCCTGAGGCGACGGATGAGGTGATGACGGTTGCTGGCATAGTAATTTGGCGAAATTGTCAACTTGCGAAAAGCGCGGCGTGAACCGTGATCGTGACCGAACGCTCGAAATGCCGTTCATTTGAAGAGAGCGAAACCGGACCATCCCGAAGGATGCCGAAAACAAAAGCGTATTGCGGACGAACTGCGTTCAACTTCGTCTTGAGTCCGGTGATGTCATGCGAAATACAAAGCACCTGAGACCACAGATTCTCCATTGCCATCTGATCCATGTCATCCGCTTGAACGATCAAAGCGATATCGACGGAGAACTGGAAAATGGCTGAGTCGATAATGCTCTCGCGCTGGCGAGTGCATTTCACGAAGCACGCCGGAAGCGTCATCGTGCCGAAGTTCTCGGCTGCGGTCACCACAAGTGCGCTTTGCATCTCTTGCTGAAGCGCAAGGACGAAGGTATCTGTCAGTGCCTTTTCAAGCGTCAGCGTGTAAGTCGAGTCCGTTATCATTCTCTTGGGCGGAAACGTCAACAAGCCCAAGCCTAGCGATCTCTGCATCGCATTCGTCTTTTGTGCCTACGAACAGCACGCTTTGCGTCGAGATCGCCTTTTCTGTTTCATCAAAAAAGATGATCGTGCTCCCATCGTAAACGAGTTTCCATGCGGTTGACTCGTCGAATGCCCATCCCTGCTCGTTCGGTAGAATTATCATGCTATTGTAAGCGTAGAGTTTGCCGAGTTGTATGTCCCTGTTCGCCCTGGAGCACCGACCAACGTGACGGATGCGTAGGTGCTGACGGTTGAGCCCGCGAAAAATCGGAATGTCATGCCTGCCGTTGGCGCAACGTTAAATGAGACCGAAAGGGCGAGTCCTTGAATCGGAAAGGATGCCGTTGCCGTTGATGCTCCATTTGTTTTTGTTGCGCGAAGTATTCCAGCCGTGATCGTTGTCGATCCCGTATAAGTCAGAGTTCCGCTTAAAACAACAGTCCCGTTGCCTGTTTTATTTACATTGCCCGCCCCCGAAATGTTTCCAGAAATTGTGTAAGTTGGCGCACCAGTTGTTCGAAATTGCAGTGTTGAGCTATTTATCGCAAAGTTATTTGGAATAGTCACAGAGCTGCTGGTAATGATTTGGCACGGGCCGGAACAGGTCACATTCCCCGTCCCAAAAACATTCCCCGATGAAAAGGTGATTGTTCCCGCAGCCCCAGCTGAAGTGTAGTTTGTTCCGCCTGAATAAGTGTTATTTCCACCAAGCGTGACCGCCAATAATCCGCTTTTTGAAAGAGTCCCCGCTCCGCTAATGACGCCGTTGAGCGTTGATGCGCCCGTTATTGAAAGCGTTCCCGCATTGATTTGCGTTGCTCCTGTGTAGGTGCAAGTTCCGGAAAGCGTGAGTTGTGCCGCGCCATTTTTTACAAGTCCGATAGTGCCAGAAATCGCCCTTGAAACGGTCAATGCGGCATACTGCATAAATTGCAAAAACGAAGCTGATACGCCTACAATCGACGTGACAACCGAAGATTGAACACGAGCAGAACTGGAATCGGTTAAGATCATCCGACAATAATATAGAGCGTGTTTGCGGCTGGCGAAGTGATCGCGCTATAACCCGCCGCCGTGATCTGCATCATGTTGGTAAGTTGCGTTGCGCCCGTGATGCCAGTTGTTACCGATGCGACCTTTCCGCTGAGATCCGTTGAGAGTCCGCTGATCGTTCCGACGGTGAGCGTCGAGTTGACCCACAAGGTGATCGCTGAGTTCCAGAGAATCGTTTGGTTGTTTTGTGGCGAAGTGATAAGAACGTCGTGCAACTCGTCAAGCTCAAATCCGTTTTGCGGTCTGATGTAAAGCTGGCCGTTGCCAGCATTCGCACGTTCGACAACTCCAATGAAAACAATGTGATCGGGCTGCGTCGGTTTGACTCGCGTAAATGTTCCTGCGGCGTTTCCAAGGTAGACCGAATCTCCGTCCACGAATGGCGAACCTAGCGAAAGGCCGTCAAGAACGCCTTGCGTAATAATAAATCCATTTTGGTTTGCGCCGATGCTTTCGGCAACAAGGCCGATAGTTTTTGACGAGCTGGAATCCGCTGCGTTGGATGCTCGCTTGACGCTTGCGCGGTTGCCTGTTGCTCCGAATAAATAAACAACCTCACCCTTATTTAGCGTTGTTGCCTCTGCGTTGCGAACATAGGCCACAAGCATTGATCCCATTTGCAATTGCACGTTACCGCCTGCAAGCCCGACTTGCGGCGCGCCTTCGGTAGAGTTCCAGAACATCTTTCCTATGGCTTCCGTTTCGGTTGCCGCTACGTTAAAATTTAGTGAGTCCGCAGGAACGTCCGCAAGCATCGAGATTGTGCGCGATGCGGAGAAGTCGCCGCCGCCTGTCAGCCCTGTGCCTGCTGTGATCGCCGTTATTTTGAGCGCCTTTGCATCGAGAACCGTTTGAAGATCGGTTTGGTTTGAAAGCGTGCCGGCGATGCCGCCCCAAATTGCAGATCCGCCGCCTCCTCCTGTGACCCATTCCGTGTCATAGTCCGCGTTTGTTTTCTTCGCGAGAACTTGCCCCGTGAAGCCCCCCGTGACTACACCCGGACCCGCTGGCCCAGCTGGCCCCTGCGATCCGGTCGGCCCCGCTGCGCCTGCAATGATTTCGGTGCGAAGGATCGGCTGGTTATCGACGTTCGGAACTTCGCGTCCTTCGTCTTCGGGAAAGAAAATGCTCATTTATTTATGTCCTCAAGCGTGAAATCGACGCTGACAGCGTCTTGGGAAAGCTCGGCTGAGGTAACGCGAAACCGTCTGCCACCGATGACAAGCACGTCACCGAGAGAAATGGTCTGAACGAATGCGTCATAGACCGCCGTGATAGTCATCGATGCGGAATCCATGAATCCGCCGTCCGCTAGGCTGTTGTCGCGCCGGTATGCTGTGCGGTTCGCGAGAAAATTACGCTCGCCAAATGTGACCGCGAGCGGCAGATCGTCTAGCATAGCAGCTAGATCGTTTGTAAATATGTCGAGCATTCCCACAAAGTGGGTAATGCGTCAAAACTTGCGCTCTACACGTCTCTGGTTCGGATGCGTGAAGTCGTGCTTCGGACTATCTGAAATGTGAACCCAGCTTTTGCGAAGTGCCGATGCAAGAATGCTTGTGCTGGTATTGATCGTGACAACCTCGTTAGCGTCTCGGATGTACGCGCACATATATTCTATGCTTTCAAACTCAGCCATGCCGTGAGCAGCCTTCCCAGCGCAAAGCACGGGCCTGCCGTTTGCGACTTGGTGCGCGACCGTAATGACGTCCCGCACGTCGATCTTTTTATCCTGGCTGTATCCAGTCGGAAAACAAAGAACCCATGACTTGAGTTCTGGCGGTGTGACTATTGCAGGAGAGTTGAGAACAATCTGCCTGTCGATGTCCTTGCCTTCGGGGAAAAGTCCGTAAACGTAATCACTCCAGCCTAGCGGACTCGCGCAAAAATCTTCGTGCAAGTCCGGCCATATTTGCAAGTTGATGATGCGATGAAAGCCGCTGTGGTCGTTTTGTGGGTAAAGCGGCTTGCAGTAATCGACCATCGCGAAAAGACCGTGATATTCGGGCAGGCATTCAAACATCACATTATGTCCCTGATCCGCGAAATGCTTCGCTATCGGTAAGCAACGTGCGATGTCTCCGAGCCTCAAGTGATAAACGATGAGAATGTTCAAAACGTGTAGTATTGTTCTCGCGTTTTCCCTGCCACCCACCCGTGGAATCCGAAGGAACGATCCGGCCCTGCCGTGTTTTCCTCAACGTAATGCTCCCAAGAGAACGCCGCCGCTACGCTCACCGGCGCGTATTTGATGCCATTGTCGCGGAATCCTTGCTCCATTGTCCTGCACAAAAAAACATCCCCAGCCTCGCCCTTCCAGAGCGGCTCGGCCTTTGCTGCCATTTGCAAGAATTTCTGGCTCTGGAGCGTGAAGCCAGTATTTCCGACGCGATGCCCTACGTTCCAAGACGCAGGCCACGGCGCACCTAGCATATCGTATTCAAGCCAAGAATCCTGCCACAAGTGCGGATTTGCAATGAAGCCGTCATGCGTGCAGATGAGCGCGTGCGAAGTGTCGAAATAGTCCGCGAAGCGGCCTAGTTCCCAGTGCATCGCTTGTTGATAGGTGCAGTCTTCGGCGATATAAACGGCGTCGCCGAATCCACCCAAGCCGCAAAGGTGTTTAAATAATTTTCCGCTTTGTTCGTGCCTAGACCTTAAGCCTTCAAAGACGATGAGAGTGACTTCCTTATTCATTTCGCGCCCTCCCATTTTCCGAGTGTTCGCAGAAACGCCTCTGCGCGTTGAGATGCGGTTGCGCGGTAGATTCGGTTTTCTCCTCCGCATAATTCTGTTAAATTGGATTGGTAGAAATAAGACGGATGAGGTATTGAATTTTCCGCCTCGTGCATCGCGTTGAGGTCATTGCAGTAGTCGGGAATGTCTAGAAGATCCCACCCGCACGATTTCGCGATTGCGATATTGATTTGTTCGTTTGTCATTTTGTTTTTTCCAATTAGGCCCATGTTTTCTTTGTCTGCGCAAATATCTGTCCCATCAATTTTGATGGGATAGTCCCATCAATAAATAAATCTTCAATTTTCATCAACGCATCCCGCGCCTCGTCGCGCTCGCGTTCAAGTTTTCGCGCAAATTCAGCTGGAACGGTTGCGCATGAATAAAACCCAATGTGCGGAACTGCCCTTTGATCTGTATCTGGTGTTGGTCGGTTATTCATTTCGGGTGGAGTTCGTCGAAGATTTCCTTTGCCCGCGTATATTCCGCAGGATCGTTGCCACGCTGATATGTCGCATCGAGCGGACGCTCCTCAAAAAACGGGTGATGATGAACGATGTTAATGTCACGAGCATCAACAATCGCCCCATTTTTCGCGGCACGAAAGGTGAAGTCGGTGTCGCTGTAGACGTTTCGGAATCTTGGGTTAAATAGTCCATTTTGCTCATAATATTTACACGTTAAGATCGCCATGCATAGTAATTCGTCTTTTCTATATCCGTCCGAAATCCGCAGAACTTGAGGTTTTGAAATGTCGAGACGATTTTCGATCATCTCATCCCACCCTGGCGGGCATTCCCAATCATCCGAAAGCTGAATGATAATATCACCAGTCGCTTTCGCGGCTCCGAGATTCCAAGCTCCGACGGAAAAACCACCCTCTTTTTGCGTCACGGATCGAAAGCGTTTTAGAATGTCTGCCGTGGCGTCATCGTGATCGACCGCAAAGATGTGTTCCACGCGCTCTGGGTGCGTTGCGCGTGACAACCATAGCGTCATACATTGCACGGCCTCCACGGGCCGTCCTCGCGTTGCGTGGACGAGTGAGATTTTTGGCTTGCTTGATCCTGCTAGCGTCTCGCGTTCGATCTCTTCGGCGTCTTCGTTGCGTCCGAGAAGGCGGAGCGTCCAAGCGTAGAGTTGATCGCCCTTCCATCCATACCACTCTTTTCGGTGCGTCCATTGCGGGAATTTAGGCGTCGGCACTTCGAGCATTTCTTCCACCACTTTCAACGCATCTTGATATTTTTTATCGTCAAGCAGAATGCTGGCCTCAAGTCCGTAGGCTTCGCGGCGTTTCGGCTCAAGTGCCTTGGCCTTGCGTGCTAGGTTGAGCGATGTCTCTCCGCTCGTAATGTTGGCGCAGTTTAAAAGAATCTCGTAGCGGTTGACGCCGTCGAGATCGGTCAAGGCTAGTGCCTCTGAGCCGTATTTCGCGGCGAGTTCCTTGTTGCCTGCAATGAAATTCTCGTAGTGCAAATAAAATTTGAAGTGAGAAGTCATGCGGTCTTGGTGCATCAAGATTCTGCGATTCCGTTCGCTGCTGTTGCGATGACCTATCGGCGGTTGGTGTATGATTTCAAGATCGCGCCGCATATATACCTGCACGTCCTTCGTAGGCTGCGCGTTCTCATGCACCGGACGATGCCACCAAGCCGTCTGGTAACGAAAGAAACGCTCCCTCGGTGCGCGTTTGCCTTGTTCTGGAATTACATAATCGGTAAGAATCCAATCCTGCTCTGGCGGGCATTCTTCAAGCGCGGCCAATGTTGGCGCGACCATGTGCGGCTCAATGATATCGTCACAATCGGCCCACATGACCCATCCGTCTTTCCCTGCCAGTTCGTAAGCCTTGGCGAATGCTTTGTTCCTAGCCTCGCCGAAGTTGTCGAGATGCTCCCAGTCTGCGACTAGCGGCGAGTTGAGATATTCGTCAACGTGGCAGCCTAGCTCTTTTGCAATTTCGAGAGTGCGATCCGGCTTGAGTGCTCCGATTGCGCGGACGACAACAATCTCGTCACATATCTGTTTGAGTGATTGCACGCATCGCTCGATGCGCGGTTCTTCGTTGCCGCAGATAAGCCCTGCGACCAGCTTCTTTTTTTGGTTCATGTTTACTCTTGAAGTATATGTCAACAAAAACAAAAAAGCCACCCCTTTCGAGGTGGCTTTTCCGATGCTTACTTGCGGGGAATCCTAAACGTATCCAGTCGTGATGCGGATGATACTGGAACCGTCGATGACTTTCTCAGCCGAGTTCTGACGAACGCGGAGAACGTCTGCGCGGCGGGCCTCGTCACGATAGGTTTCGGAAACGAAAGGCACGGGACTATCAGCAGCCCATACGATCGTGCGACCGAATCCACCACCGGAGAACTCTCCACCAACCGTGTTGGCGAGGGCCATATAGGTGTTGCTCCAGATGAATCCACCGGCATAGGTCTGACCCTTAGCGGCGGTGTTCTTTGGTGCGCGGCCTACGAGAACGCGGTCAACTCCGACAGCGGCGGCAACTTCGCCTTCGCTCAGGAGACGGCTTTGATCGGAAGGAACAATGCCGAAGAACTGATTCTGCACTTTAGCGGAGCGGCGGATGCGCTCAAACAAAGGCATTGACATGATCAAGGTGTTGGCAAGAACGCCATACTTGGCGAGTTCGAGCTTTGCTGCGGCGACATCTCCTGGAACGTCAAAGGATGTGATATTCGCGTCGGTGTATGCTGCCGATGCGCTGATCGCTGTCAGGCCGTTGGCGGCGAATGCTGCGGAAGCAACGCGAGCCTCGTGGCTGACTTGAATTTGGCGGAGCAACATCGCGGCGATGTTCACTTCGGTGTCGAAGAATCTATCGAGATCGCGGCGGTTAGAGTCAGGAAGAACTTCCTCGAGACCGTATTCGATAGCGTCGAACGAGTCGCTCGTGAACCGGCGGCTTGTGCGGGGATATCCAGCACCAGCGGCGATCTTGAGAACGTCGTCGTTGAGGGCTTCGGAGTCGCCGAGATTCAACTTCAGATATGCGCCGGAGCGAACGTCTGAGGAGAACACGGGCATTACTTCTGTGCCGATGAACAAATTGTTTTTGTTGGAAAGACCTTCAAAAACGGCCTGCGCAATATCAGCGCGGATGGTTGTGTATGAGAGTGCCATAGTAGTGTTAAATTATTGGTTGAACTTAGGAACGTATTCGACGACGTCGCCAGCAACGCCGCTGTTGATCGCAACTCCGAGAGTAACGGTCGAAGCGTTGGCGTATGTGCCGAGGATCAGACCGCTGGTCACCGCAAAAACGGTGTTACCGGCTGTCACAATCGCGGACACGATGCCGAACTGGGATGGGAAGAAAAGTTTGACAGCGCCTTGAGCACCAGCGGCGACGTCATTCTGGACGACTCCGATAGCATTTGCGCCGGTTGATGCTGCTTGCGCAGCGTTTGCGCCCGATATGTTGACGAGCGTGTTCGCGGTGATCGCGGATGCGAAGCTAAAGCTCCGAATACCGTTGTCGTTTTGTGTTGCCATAAATTAGTTGGGATTAAAAGTTGAGTTGGTTGTTATCGCGGGCTTCAATGTAGGCTTCGCGGTGGTTTCGCATTGCGAAACGGATAGCTTCGGTGCGGCTTCCGAGTTCCTCGGTTTTCTGGGTGATGACCGCTTTGAGGTCGAATTTCTCTTCGGCCTTCTCTTCTGCGACTACCGAAGCCTTAACTGGGGCGGCTCCGAAGTTGCTGATGATCGTGTCGAGCTTGGCTTCGAGTTTGGAAATTGCGCTGAGTTCAGCGGCCATCTCTTCCTTCATAGGCTCGGCTGCCATCTCTTCGGGTGGCATTTCCATTTTGCTCTTGTAGTCGCCGAAGGCTGTTTCGAGAGCTGCGAGACGAGAAACGATGTCGGCGATGCTGACCTCGTCCTCCTTTGGTTCGATTTCGATTGTTGCGTCTTCCATTTGTTTGGAAAATTTGTCAACTTGCTTTGCTGTGAATGAGAACAAGCCGGTCGCATTTGCGGCTGGTGTTTGCACTAGGTCTGCGCTGTAAAGCTCGGTGCAACTTGCGAAGGCGAGTCCCTCCACTTCGCGGATCGGCCCCGTAAAAGCGATGCTGATGCCGAAGGTGTCCGGCAACTTGCTTGAAATCTCCATCACGTAATCGCGCATTGGCGATGTTTCGAGAAGGTTGAGATCGCCCAAGAGTTGTTTACCGACGATGCGAAAATTGTTCACGAATCCGACGATGTCTTTGATGCCTGCACCGTGATCCAGATTGACCTTGACGCCGCCCTTGTATGACTCCGCGCACTCTTTGACTTGCATCAAAGTTGTCTCGTCAACGTAGAGACCGTGACCCTTTGCTTCGCCGATTGAAATGATTGATACGCCTTCGATGACATCCATGCGAAGGCGCGGATGTCAAAAGTTAATCCGAGTATTGATTGACGATTTCATCAAGAATTTGCTGCTCAAGTGCCGACTGCACAACGGCCATGATTTGCGCCTCGTCATCTGGAGCGCACCCCACAATCTCGAATGACGTGGATATTCTTTGCCGCACCCTCGATGAGCACAAATGCGTTCGAGTTCCTGTTGCTTCCACCATCGCAAAGCAATCAATGCCGACTCCGCTGAGATTTACTCCTGTCCGACATCCTTTGACTTTAAATGACGATGAAACTTCTATGCTCGGAGCATGGCAAGTGATTCGGATTTTGTTCCCGCGAACGCTAACGATAGTGTCTTTGCGTAATCTCTCCCCGCCACCGCCTCCAGGGAGATCAGTCGGTGAGATTGGAGGCGCGATTTGCGCCACCAATAGCCCTTGCACGCCGATTGAAAGCGGTGTCGGGCTTGCCAGCAAGCCTTGCGTTGCAATGAGCAAGGATGCGATCATGCTTTAAATCCGAGTAACAACCGTATTCGTAGTTCCGTCACCGGTGATCGCTTGCGTAATTGCCCCGGCTGATCGCTGAGTTGGTGTGACGGTCAAAGCATTGGCAATGTCGAGCCCGTGGATTGCGTGAACCTCGGTGATCTCCGTGAGTTCTGGCGCGAGTTCGGTTCGGGTGGCACTTGCATTTGCTGCTGCGGTTGGTGGCGTTGTGTATGACGCGCTGGCAAGTCTACTAGAAGTTGCAACATCAATGCGCCCAAGCTCAACCCCAAGCTCCGATCTTACGGCTATTGCCGTCCCTGCGGTTGTGGCAGTTGAAAGATCATTCACAAGAATCTCAGCCGATCCATTCCACGCAATCGAGCCGCTGGCAATAGGAGTTGTGGAATTATAGAAAGCGACTTGATATGTCCCTGCTGTAATCGCTGGCATATTGCCAGTATAAAAACGAGTTGTTCCAATCTCCGCGCAAGTTATCGCCGACCCAACCGTGATTCCAGAGTTAAAGAGTTGAGCCGTTACCGTGAGACCTGTTGCCGGTTGTGCTGTATTTAATTCGTTTGCCATATATTTAGGAGTTCAATATTGCGATTGCTTCTTGCGTTGTTTCTGTGAATCCGAATGGGGCATTCGTCCAATCGCTTCGCGGCGACTGATCTGCCGCGTATGCGGCGATCATCCCATCCGTCCAACCCTTAACTGCCGTCAGTTTTGGCGAGGATTTGCCTGCTGAAATTAGTTGCCCGCTCAAATCAAGAAGCGTCACAAGTCCGGTTGAATTGTATCCTTCCTTGTTCAACCATTCTTCTGCTGTCCACGAAGGCGGTGGGGGGATGACCCATTGACCATTATCCCAAATTGCATTTGGCGCTGGCTTCGGTGGTGCTGGAATCCATTCTTGCAATTTTGGGTTGTTTGATTCTTCCCAAGTGTCGATCAAAGATTGTGCCAAATCACGAAGATCGGAAGTATATATTCGATTGTAATAATTAGGCATAGATTCTTGTATGGTTGGCGACGGTTGCGCCGTTGTTGTTGGTGATGGTGAGACCGCCTTTTTGGTCGATGAGGTCGCGGACGAGGGGGGCGTAGAATACGAGCGACTGCGGGCGGACCTTGTCGCAGGTCATGCCTTTGGCGAGTGAGGCGATTTCGGCGGCGGTGAGGGCGGCGTTCCAGATGCCGACTTCGGCGAGTCGGCCATCGAGAAAAAGTCCATTGACGCTATTAAATGGTCTAGTTGCAATGTTTATTTGGTTGATATTTTCGGTATTTACATTAGTTGTATTATTTGCATTGTTTCCGCCATTTAAATAAACAGTGCGGCTGTTAGAACTAGCGACGACTCCGCACGCATGTTGCCAATTTGATGCCGTGAACCCTGTCGAGGAATCTACTTCTCCTGATGCAGGCCCTCCTGCTGTGCCCGCGCTATACAATCGCAGCGGATCGCCCGTCACTCCACCCAATGCTCCTAAACCATGCCGATTCGTAGTGTTTCCATTAGAAATTTGAAACAAAATATAGTTTGCCGTGATTGTATTTGGATAGAACCAGCATGCTAAAGTTAATGGAGCCACGCCGACGGGCGAGGATGATGTGCTTAAATACTGACTACTCGCCGCTGTAAAATTATAAGCCATATCAAGCCGCGCTCCTGATTTCGACAGCGATCAACTCGGCATCGCCTGTCATGGTATCCGATCCGCTTGTTGCATTGCGTGTGACTTTCAATCGGAAGCCATCGCCAGCGGTGACGGAGTCGATTGTCGTCAGAGTTATTTCTGTATAATTAGGAATGCCGCTTGTTCCGCTTGTTGCTGCCGTTGCGCTCGCTGACGTATCGAACGAGTCAGAGTCCATATCCGTATTCATTCGCTCCAATGCAACTTGCCACACGCAATTTCCTGTCGTGGCAGTTGTCGCAGCCCAGATTAAGCGAATCTTTAGACCACTTGAAAGGATTGCGAATTGCGGAATGACATCGAGAAAAATAGAGTTCTCGATTGTCGTGTCATCGAAATCTAAAACGGCGATAGAATTTCGCGTGTCAAGCGTTGCAAATGCAGTTGCTGGCGGTTGGTTTTCTCGCGGCGTAAACGTGCAAAAAGTGCCGACGCCATTTTGCAGGATGTTTGACGCGATCATGCGAGCAATATCAATGCACTCGTTTCGGTGGGTTTAGGGAACTTGAGTTCAAATGTGCCATCAAAAACGCCACGTTCGCCACCAAAGGCAAGGATGCACATGACAGCATTATCTTTTGACGCATTGTAAACAACGGCTCCGGCAGCCTGGAATGATGCGCGGATCAGTTTGATGTCATCGAACGAAACCCAAGCTGATTTTCCTGCAACGCCTGTCTTGAATCCCGATAGCTTTATGCCACCGGCCTCATACCCGTTGCCGCTAATCTCGCCGTTCGGCGTGTATTTCTGAAGTTCCGGCCCGATCTTCGCATCCGTTCTGTATAGCGCGATTTTATATTGATCGTTAGGTTGATGCAGACCTATCAAAAAGGCTTGCTTTGCTGAGAGTGCGATTCCTTGTGTTATCATTTGGTTTGTGCTTGGCAGACTGCTGCGCGTTGTGCGGTTTCTGGATATTCGGAGATCATCACATCATCGCCCATACAGCGAGAGACGAAGTCAGATTTAGATTCGCCTATCGAGGGGGTAGGCATTACCAGTTCGGATATCAAATTAACTCCGCTAAATCTCCCGTGTTTATCGCGTGAGAATTTCATTCCCTTTTGTTTTGACGCAGCTTCTTTTGCTGCCATGATGCTCGTCTTATTAGCGGCCCAAGTCTGCCCTGCGTCTCCGCCCCACAATGCCCATGCAATGCGGCCTGCGGATGGGAATCCATCTTCTCCAGGTTGGAAACCCTGCCCCTTTTTATCAACTTCGTGACGTGAAAAAAACGAGTGCATTCTTTTAACGGTATCGTCCGAAAGATTCTTGCCGTTGCTGATGTCGCGAGCGCGTGCGACTCCAACTTCGGTTCCGCCTCGGTTGTATTTCCTGCGCCATTCCAAGCCACGAGCGGCCTCCTCGATCATGCCCTTGCTAGGCTTGTTCTGATCGGCCTCGAATGCTGACGGTGCTGGTTCTTCCTGCGGCTTTGCTGGTTCGGCGTTGATGATTTTGTTTGCGTTCTCCTCGTCCATTCCGAAGACAACGCGAAGGATTACGGCGACTTGTTCCGCTGAAAGTTCGCCGCGACCGAGCGAGGAGAGGATTCCAGAAAGCGCATCCGTTCCACCGATGCCAATGCTCTCGATGAGCGGCGGTGCTTCATTCTTGCTCTCGTCAAAGATGGTGTCGATAGCCGTGACCGGCACAGAATCAGAAATACGTGAAGGCTGGATGTCGAACTCTTGTCCGAGTTCCTTGATCATGTTCGCTTCTTTTGCCCTTGCGCGAAGTGCTTCTTCGTAGTCCTCGCCCATGTCGGAATAAATTTGACCGGCTGTTTTCAAGCCAGCTTTCCAAAGCGCAATATCGGCATTGGCTTCGCGTCCGTAATCAATCGAAACTTTAGCAGGCCAGCACCAGCGGCCATCGAGCAAGTATTCGGAATCTGGAATGAGTCCGCGTGCGGCTGCGTCGAGCAAGATAATATTTTTTATCCTGTCTAGGAATTTACCTTCCAGCAACCCACGCCAGCGCAAGAACGTGCGCTCTGCCATTGCCGCTTCCATCCTTGCCATTGGCCCCGACTTGTCTGCATCGAATGCGAAGCCGTAGGGCAGGCCAACTGCCATGCAGATATGAGCTTGGATGAGTCGGATAAATTCTCCGAATGCGCCGGTCGGACGGTCGCTCTTGAACATCTCCATCTTCTCGCCCGATCCCAAATAGTTGACCGTGCCAGGGTCGAGCGACTGAAGTCGTGCGACTTGGCCTTGATCGTTTGAGTTCCCACGTGCGAAGTAGTCTCCAGCGTCAGCGGCCCCGCTCTCGGTGGTGATGACTCCGCTTTGATAGCTCGCGTACTTGATCGCCTGCACTTCGGCTTTTATGGCTTCTTGCAAGTCGCGGGTTGCGTTTAACGCAGTTGCGAAAGCAGACCGCCCACGATATTCGTCAAGTCTTGCTGCGTCGAATAGGTGGATAAACTCTTTTGCAACAATATCAACAGGAGAAATATACTGGTTATTGATAGTACGCGTGAAAATAGTGTATGAAACGGGTCTTCCATAGTCGTCAACATTTATTCCGCCAATGTATTTGTCGGTATCTGTTCTGTCGTAAGGCGATCCGATTCGGTCGGCTTCGACGCTTTGCAGTTTTAAATCTTCGCCGTCTCGAACGATAATAAATCCGCAGTCGCCATCGCGCAGAATAGCCGTTACAGCGAGTTGTAAAAGCGTTGTGAAGTTGTGACGGCCTAGGAAGTCGCACTCGTTACACCACCGTTGCCAATACTTTTCGATCTTCGTATCAACATCGTGATCTCCGGTGCGGGCCTGATATGCGATGCGCCCCGAAACGTAGGTTGCAAATTTGAGAAGCAACGAACGAACTGGCGGAAAGTTGTCTGCGAGATCACGAGCGGCTCGGATGAGCGAAAGTCTTTCGCGTGTTCCTGCCGTGTCTTCACCGCCGGACACCCCGCGCGAGATCCCGCGCTTTTCGCTCGTCAATGCTGAGTCGAAGCGTCCGAAATTGCGGAGCTTCGCTTGATTGACCATGCGATCCAGCGCGGCCTTGGGCGCAACAAGAGAAAGGGCTTTGGTGATGATGTCTTGCATTATGGGCGCTGTGTTGGGAACGTCGGCGTGAACCTTCTTATACGCGATCCGCTGGCGTTGTCAATAGCGGCTTGCAACTCTTTTATCGTCTGCGCGACCTCGGCAAGATTAGCGCGAGTAAACGAGCGCCCTGCGATGCTATACGACGCGCCGGCAACGGCTATTGCCTTGAGGCAAGCCGTAAAGTCGCCCTGCAATTCTTGCAGAGTTGCAAGCGGCAGGCCAAAAAATGATTTGTTCATCGCCATTCATTTGATGGCGATGTCAAAAAAAAGAAAAGGCGCGGGGATTGAACCCGCGCCGGTTGGTGTTAGGCAGAGAATTTCTTGGATGCCCTGTTGAGAGACGCTTTGATGCTTTTGTTTGCGTGAGCAGTTGCCTCCTCACGGGTTAAAAAGTATGAGCGGTTATCTTTTTGGTATATTTCTCCGTTACGGGTGGGTTGGATTTCTGTGCAGTAAAACTCGGATGCCCCGTCGAATTTAACAACATAGACAAACCCGTCCTTATATCCATCTGGACGATATTCTGCTGTCTCCTGTTGGATTTTGAAGACGCTGACATCAACCCCCACCCCTCTGCCGAATTTATCTTTTAGGCCAAAAGATTCCTCATGGGATTCAAGTGCCGTTCCGTATGTCCACTTAGCGTTTGTGTGATTTTCGATGTTCATTTTATTTGGTTTTAGGTTTTCTTCGTCGGGCTTCTTGCCCTTCGATGTTTTAAATATCTACGCTTTTTTAATTTTTGAAAAGAAAAAAATTAAATTATTTTTTGCCCTTGTCGGAGCCGCTTAAAACCTAGCTCTCCGCGCCTATCGGTAAAACCCCCGCCAGCATCGCGGACGCAAGCGCGATACACTCGCAGTCCCAAAGATGGTTCGGACGTCCGCCGATGCGAACCCATCTCTGTTCAACTTGCTTGGTCTTGGAATTGGTCACATCCTTCTTCATCTCCGACAACATTTGCTTTCGGTAGTCATCCGACACGTCACGCGCAACTTCCCATTTCGGCACGGCGTCAGCCTGGCGAAGCGAAGCCAACTTGTCCTTGATGCCTTCGTTGCTGAAGAAAAAGTAAGCACACTTGAGTCCGTCCGATCCAGCCTGCGCTCCCTCGATCTTTGAGACGAAACGGCGCGTCCTTCTGCCGCCGTCGATATGATAAAATCCATCTTGCCCCGATCCGTGCGAAGCCGTCCACCCACGCCTAGCACATTGCTCGTAGACCAACGGCGTGTCATAGCCGGCATCCACTACAACGCACCTCGGCACTACATCGAACTGCTGCTGGATGGCGTCGAGCGTTTCCCACGTCAGCGGACGCGACTCGTGCAAGAGCATCGACGAGCCGTCCACGCGGAAGGCGCGAACGATGCACCAGAAGTGATCGCGTTGTTTGTCCACGCACATAAAGCGTCGATGCTCGCCGTCGATCTTTTGGCCTTCGATATATTCGGCCTTCGCGTAGTCGCCGGTCGTGATTTCTGGCAAGTCGCTCGTGACTTCGTCCTGCCAAGTCTGCGCCTTTCTTTTCTGAATAAATTGTTTGAGCGGCTCCAGGTTGCCGCTGCTCTTGGCTTCGTTGGCTTCGATCCACTCTTTGACGATAGAAAACCACGGAATCCACCAGACGGCGTAAGCTGGATACTCAAACGAGCGGTGACCTCGCACCGGATGTGGGTTAAGTGCACGATACGTTGCAGTATTTGCAAGGTTGCGTCGGGTGCTGGCGTCGTCTTTGTATCGCGTTTCGCAATGCTCGCACTTCATTCTTACCGAGTCCTGCACTTTGTCCCAAAGAATCCCGCCCTTGTCGTCGCGTTCGGTCGTGTATTCGATCTGGTCGAATAGGTAACGCTGCCAGTTCCCACAATGGGAACAAGTCCATCCCCATACTTCTCGCGATCCGCTGTCCCATTCAGCGTCTGCCTCATGTCCTGCGTCCCATCCCTGCGAGACTAAAAGCGTCTTTCGGTTCCATCTATCATGGTGTCGCGCCTTGAGTTCCTTTATCATGCCACCTTTCCATCTCCAGACTTCGTCGCCGATGCAATAGCGCATGGATTTTTCTTGCAAGTTGGTCATGTTCGCGCCGCCTGCGAACAATACCATATGTGGGAAAAGTATAGTCGTTTTTCTGAGAGCGTGCCGGTCTTCTGGGAATAGGTCTTTGACCGGCTGGCATTCGTTGAAGATCGGCAACAAGCGCGACTCCGTCCAGTCCTTGACCATGTCATCCGTCTGCCCTACGAACAATGTCGGCCCAGGCTTTTGAGCCACGATGAAGCAAGCCAGCGTTTCCATCATCGTTGTCTTGCCTCCGCCGGTCGGAGCGCGTAAGAAGACCTGCGTCGTTTCGTCATCACTTGCGGCCAACAGCGGCGCATTCAACCACGGCGCAACCGACGGGTCGAAGCGCGAAGCGCGGTCGGAGTTGGGAAAGTTAACGTGGTCGCTTGCCCAGTCGAGTATCGTGCCGTCGAACGCGAGCTTGATGCCGTCTCGGATGCCTTGTGCGAGTGGGTTCATCCAATATCTTTCCTTGCGTCCCAAATAAAAAAGCCGACCAATAAAATTGCGACAACGATTGAGATTATCATTTCATTCCAAAGATATGTTTGAGCGCATCGATATTCGGAGACGCCGCTTGTTTAGATGTCGGCTCCTCTTCTCCGTCATACATGGCAACTTCCCATGTCGTTTCAAACATCTTTCGAAGACCGGCGGCGGACAGCGTCACGTTTCCTTCACCGTCGAATGAAGGATTGCGTTTTGAGTAAATTTTCCAGAGTTCTTTTTTTGTCATACCTTTTCTAATTCATTGCGGATCTCGGCCAAGATCGCTTGTGTGCGCTCATGTAGTTTCTTTCGTAAGCTCGCTTCGTCGAGTCCTGCCAACGCGCCGCTGGCGTCGTTGACCAAGGCCGCGAGTTTTGCGCTGAAGATCGCGCCGATGCGGATTCCAGCTTCGCGGACTACGGCGATCTCGACCAACTCGCCTCGGTCTTGCTGAAGACGGACGCGAATGCGTTCGCTTTCGAGCAGGGTCTTCTCAAGTCGAGCCTCGTTCAGCGTAGCCGGTGCGGCTTTGCCCGACGCTTGCAGATATTCGTCGCGCCATTTTGTTGCGTCCTCAACCGACGTTGTGGGACAGCCCATCTTGACCCATTTATGGACGGCAACTTTGGAGACGCCCCACGCATCCGCGATGACTTGGAGCGTCACCTTGTTAACCTTGGTTTTTTTAATCATGCATAATGGAGATAAGAGAGTTTATTGACC